TTCTAGGGTTAAAAAATATTCGTTTGCTAGTGTTTCGCACTCTCTTAAAAGTGTTGACAGTCCTATTTTACTATGATTATTTTGCATTTCTTTGGCGCAAAGTATCTGCAATAAAACGTGTTCATATTTTGTTAGGCCTGGTATCGGTGCTACTAGGCGGCCGAATTGATCCTGTACTGGCATAACTGGAAAAGCTGGTGCGTTTTTATCTATTTTCATTAGTATTCAGTATTAATTTTTATTAAATATTTTTTTGCTAAATCTTTTGATAAATAAAATTGATCACCATTTACAGATATAATCTGTAATACATCTAGGTTATCAATACATAAATCAAAAATTTCAGTTTCGTATATTTCACGTTTTGCGCTATCTATTTCAATGGCTAAACAAGTTGATCCCAATGGATCAATAATAGTTATATAACTAGGCATAATTAAAATTTAAAGTTCGTTATTAGTTTGCTTTTCAGTAAATTCCTTTACTGCAATAGATAAATACTTGTTGCTAGCTTTGCTAATCTTTACCCAGCCAGCAATTTCAAATAGTTTGCCGTCTGCTTTAAAATAGCCCTGGTAGTCAGGTTGCTTTTCGTTTTTTTTGTTTTCTACTTTGTTCATTGATCCAAAGCCGTCGGCTAGATCTTTTAAATACTCGTTTTTCATTTTGTTGGTTTTAAAAAGTGATAAATTTTAAATAGGTAAAAAAGTATATAAGCGCCGCTGTATGTTAATAGGCATACTGGTATGCTAACTGCAACAAAAAAAACTATTGCAGCTATTCTAATTAATTTGCGTCGCATTGAAAACTGTTTTCTAGTCGTTTTATTTCAAACTGGTAGTGTTCCAGCGCCGCGTCTATTAGGATCCTTATTTCAAAACAAAGATCAAACGGCAAATCATTTTCATTTAAGGATAAAAACTTACCAGAACTAGAATAGAAAAAAAATGTGCATTGTTCGTAAGGTGATAAGGCCCGCAATGCTTCCAGGCGCAAAATTTTGTGTTGTAAGCTGGCTATTTCGCCCAGGATCTTACTGTCGGTTTTTAATTGCATAAAATAGGGTTTTTGTTTGTCGTTGGTAAAATTATAGTAAAAACGTTTAAACCACCAAATTTATTTTTATAGGGGCATAAAAAAGCCCAGTGTAGATACACCAGGCTTCCTTTTTTGTACTAGACCATTGAATTTATCTAACCAACTTGCTTGCTTATGCTAAAAATAGTGCTTTTTCTTCACTTCTGCGCCTTACTAGGCCTGGTAAAATTACTTTTTGGCCGTTTACCGTTCCTTTATTCCAGCGCTCAAATTGGGCCGCCACCTCGCTTTTAGGTGCGCCGCTATTAAGTAGCCTTAAAAGTGTACTAGATTGAAAAGCGCCGATCCCAACGTTATACACAAAACTTGTAAGGCTGTCAAGCTGGTTTTGGTTAATAGGCACCTTAACCAGTGCTTTAATTTTTGGCACTATTGCCTTTGTTTCTTTTCTTAACCATTCAACAGCCTTTTCCTGGGTGATACTATCACCTAGCCTAACTTTACGTTTTGCGTCGTAATTATAAGTAGATCCGTAACCGATTGTAGGTATACCCACCGGATCAATATAAGCGTCTAAATACTTATTTATATCGTCGGCCTCAAACTTTTTTATCAGTTCTTCGGCCTTTGCCCCTATTGCCATTGTGCTACTTAATAAGATTAACGCCACAACTCCAATAACCAGGTATTTTTTAGCCTGGCTTGTCATTATGGACGGTTATTTAAATTGATGTCAGCGTCTTTTGCTGCAAATAAACCTAGGCCGCTTAATATGGCTGTAACGCCAGTTGGAACGTCGCCTTTTAATACTGTTGCTATTCCGCTAATTACGGCCCCTAGGCCAAATAAGCTAGTTTTCCAGTTCTTAAACATATTGTTACATTTTAGTTACAAAATCAAGTTTTGTTTCAATGCGCGCCAGACGATCCAATATTTCAGTATTGGTATTATTGTGCCTGGATAAATCACGCTCAATTTTATCTAACCTATTTTTGGTTGTAAAATAGAAGCCACCGCCAGCGGCTACAAATAAACAAATACTAAATAACAGATCCGTCGCCATTTTCTTCTTTTAATATTTCACGCGCTATTGCATTGTAAGCGTCGGCCGCTGTCATTGCTGCCGTTAAATTTTCAAATAAACCGCTTTTGCTAGCCGCGTCTAAAATTTGTTTGATGATTGCAAGTGCTTGTTTGGTTTCCATTGGTTTTGTATTTTAAAGATTAATTAAGCTAGTGTAATATTTAATTGAGTAGCGGCCCACTGGTACGCTGCCAGGTTAATATCTGCGCTAGATCCCCAAACGTCATAGTCAGGCTCCCCCATTGTTAAATTACCGTCTGCTAGTTTAGAAGCGTCCGCGTCTAATAGCTGAAAGTAAAACGTCGCGCTGTTTAATAAATTGTCATTAATGATAATTAGGTTAAATAGGCTAGCTGTTTGTTGCTGACCGTTTACCCAAATTTGAATAGGTTGTATTTGTTTCATATTATTTTAAATTTATGCGTTTGCTATTGTTGTTACAGTTCCGCTTGATCCTCTATATTTTAATGCGCCAGCTTCTACATATAAAATTCCACCACCAGTTGGGTTACTACTTGGTGCAACTACTCTATTTGCTATAAAAATTATACCTTCACCGCCGCCCCTATCCATACCATTAAATCCAATATCTGCACAAGTTGTTTCATTTTGTATATAAATAGCATTATATCCATTACTTATATTTCTTATTGCTAAATCATTTAAAGCTGGACATACTATACCATAATCATTTGCACCACCAAAAGTATTATCAAAAGTTAAAAATGCACCCTGACCACCATTAATTGAAGCAGATAATAAAGCAGTTCCATTAACTTGTAACTTTTGCCCCGCGTCTGTTGTGGTACCAATTAAAAAATTTCCAGTATTACCTTTAATTGTTGCACGAATTGTTGCCGTTTGTGGTACTGAACTTATAGTTTGATTTTGTGCTCTAAATTCAATATCACCACTAAAAGCACTTTCAATTGCTAAATTGTTAGAACTATTATACATTCCATATATGTAATATGTATTTGTATACTGGTAAAAGTTTTCACCACTTGCAGACATTTGAAATCTGCTTCCTGTTTGATTTCCAAAATATTTTGTTCCGTCTTGTGCTATTGTTAATCTTTCAACTTGGCTACCCGTTGTATCTCTTGTTAAAAATTGTAAACTTGTTGCTTGTACATCACTACTAACTGCCAAAGCTCTTATAGTTGCAGTTCCGTTTCCTAATGAATTTAACCAGCCAATATCACCCCTAGATCCGCTTGTTACAGATACTTTTGCTTGAAAATATTGTACTGGTGAATTTGCTTTAATATCCAAAGTTCCAATAGGTGCAGTAGTATCACCAATTACAACTCCGCCAGTTCCACTTGCTAAAAATGTACTGCCGTTTACATTCATTGTATTATTTATGTTAACTCTATAAGTAGAAGTATCACTTGTCCCTACTCCTAAATTTCCAACTACATAAGCTGCGCCATTAACTTGTAACTTTTGGCCCGCGTCTGTTGTGGTACCAATTAAAAAATTTCTAGCTGCGCTTATTCTAGCCGCTTCCTGCACATTTGTAGTATCGTAAATACCAAATAAAATAGGGCTTGCGGTTGTGGATCCGTTAAAAATACACATATCACGATCCACACTACCCTGGATAAAATTGTTTACGGCTGTTGAAATACCTAAACCAATTCTTTTAGTCGGCCCACTTTCCGCGCTATCTATTCGTAAACTTGGCGCTGTTGCACCAACTATCTGGATCCCATTGTCGCCAGTTGTACTAGCCACAACTAATTTACCAGATCCAACAGTTGACGTGCCTATTAATACTTGGCCAGTCGTTTTTTTAACTGTTATTGGCTGAATTGCAGCAACAGCGTCATATATTCCAAAATCATTTGCACCAGCATTGTAAAAATTACCTATACGCCATAAAGCTGCACCGCTATTTTGAAAAGCTATTCTAGTATCATTTGTTGCAACAGTTTGATTAAGTTGCAAAATTGTACTTTGATCGTGATGAATATCAGCGGCCGTTCCTGGTACATTTGTATTTATACCAAAATGATTATTTACACTATCCCACCATAAATTGTTTTCCCCAGTTATAGCGTTTGTACCGCTAAAAAAAGCCACTTGGCTTGCTGCACCGCTACCAGTGTTATAAGTATTATTATCTAATGATCCGTCGCCTTTTAAAAATTGGCTTGAAGTTCCACTAGTAACAATAAATTTACTAGCTGTTAATGAATTATCGGTACCGTTATAAGTTAGTCCGGTATCACCAGTAATAGTACTGGCACCGTCCCAAAGTGCGATTTGGCCGCTTATTCCAGATCCAGTAATTGTACCAGTACCAGGGCCACCAATTAGATCCCAGCCAGTACCGTTATCGCGATAAAACGCAAATGTATTTGTAGATACAAAGATCCTACCAACAAAACCAGCTGCGGGCCTATTGGCGAAAACGTCCGCGTAAAACGCTGGCGTCTGTCTTTGGTTTAATATTGATAAATCTATCGCTGGCATTATTGTATGTAGTTTTTCTTAACAGTTACTAGGTTATTAAAACCCCCTGAATTTATAAAATTTGCAAAGAAACGGCGCGTTGTATATTCGCCAGCGTTTCCCTCTATTTGTAAACTTTGATTTTGTTGCAAAGTAACGTTTTCAATCTGTACGGCATTAGATCCGTAATTAATAAATAAAATACTATTACAGTCGCTTGTAACGTAACCGCTTACATCATACGTTGTAAAGTTAACGTCGTATTTTATAAGTTCTGCGCCTACTAGATAATTAGCCATTTTTTTTAATTAAAGGTGAAAAGAAAATTAAATTGTATAGGGTACGCCCATACGCTTAACTCCACTAACCTGGTTAACGTAATAATTTTGGTAAATGTTTTCGTTTTGTTGAGGTTGTGGGTTGCCTTCACCAAAATTTCTAATTTCATCAACTATTGTAACGCTTTCGGTTGTAATAGCTGGTGCAAGTTCTAATTGCACTGGTGCGCTTGTACCTGGTTGATCTGTAAACCCTGGTTGCTCAATTTTTAGTGCTTCTTTTTTTTTATACATAAAAAAGTACCAATAAGCTGCGCCCGCTGCAAGCAATAATATTAAGTTTTTATTTTTCATATTTCAAACATTGATTTTTCTTCGTCAGATAATAAGTCCGCTGGATCCGTAATAAATTCCCCTGGATCCAGTGGGCCAATTTCAATAGATCCCCTACGCTTTTTAGTAGCCGCATAAACAATTACGCCACCTAATAAAAGTAATATTAATAAACTGCCCTTATCTTTCATTTTAATAGTTTTTTAAACCGTTAACGTATTTTATTAACTGGTTTACTTGCTCCGCACTAAACCGATCCGCGGGCCAACTTAAAGCCCCGCCACCCTGTAACCAGCTTAACAAATCTTTGCCTTTTGCCTGGTTAAATTTGTCGCTTAAATAACTTACCTGGCTTTTTGTTTTAAGCTGCTTAAATACGCCTAAAACAGCGTCAAAATCGTCGCTAAAATAGCCTGGCGCGTTCCAGATCGTTTCAATATATTTATTGACGTTGGCGTTTGTTAAAATAGTCGCGCCACCTTTACGCCAATAGTTAGGGTTCCAGGGACTACCTGGATTGCTTGTCTGCTTCTCAATTTCAATTTCTTCATCACTTTTTTGCAGACCTACACTTTCTAATAACGGCTTGATCACTTTGGTATATCCAAAGTAAATAACTACCAGTCCAATTATTAATTGGCTATTATCTTTTAAAAAAT